TTGACATACTGCCTATTATCGGAAGCTGGCCGGCGGCGGAACCGATCGAGGTTGCCGGGAGTCCCGTTCCGCCGTGGGGCCTGGGCATTGGCCTCCCCCGTCTCTGTTCGTTCGCGTTCTGAAAAGCGCTGAGGGGGTATAAAAAGGGGTGATGGCTGAGACCTGCACGAAGTGCGGTGTGGGGCGAACAGGGAAGCATCCGCGGTGGTGTCTGGTGTGCCGGAAGGCCGTAACGGCCTCCGTAACGCCGGCCGTAACGCCCGCCGTAACGCCCGTAACGGGCTCCGTAACGGCCGTAACGCCCTCCGTAACGGCCGCCGTAACGCCCGTAACGCCCGTAACGGCCGTAACGGCCGTAACGGCACGCAATGCCGTAACGGCACGCAATGCCGTAACGGCACGTAATGGACGTAACGGGAAGGGGTGCGCGAACTGCGAGGTGCTGGCGGCCGAGGTGACGGGCTTGAAGCGACAATTGGGAGAGCGGGCGGGTCCGCTAATGACGGTTGGGGCGTATGCGGCTCCGCAGAACGCCAGCAAGGCGACGGTGACGCCGCACGGTCCGCGGTGCCAGGGGATCTGCTGCCGGATGGTGCGGGTGGGGGCAGGGGAAAGACGTTTTACCGATGCAGGGAGGCGAAGCTAATGCTCCGCTCGCTGACGCTCGCGAAAGGCTCGTGGGGTCGGGCGGTGGTGGCGGGGATCGTCCTCGGCCTGCTGTTCGGCGTGTCCTACACGGCGATGGCCCAGCGGATCAGTCCGGCGTCGTCGAACATTTTCGTGCTGGCCCCGGTGCCGGCCACGAACGACGGGGCGGCGCTGGGCTCGGCGACGCTTCAGTGGAGCGATCTATTCCTGGCCGAGGGCGGGGTCATCAACTGGGACGACAGTGACCTGACGCTGACCCAGACGGGCAACGCCCTGGAACTGGCGGGTGGGGTGTGGGTATTGCCGGACGGCACGGCGGGGAACCCGGCGATGCGGTTTTCATCGGATGCCGCAACCGGGATCGGTCTCTACCGATCCGCGGCGAATATCTGGGCGTTCGCATCGACCGGCGGGACTTCACAGTTAGCGTGGGGAGCGGTGGGGAGCGGGTTGGGGACCGCCATAGCTGTCAGCGCTCAATACCACTGGTCTTCGACCGCGAACGCGGTGGGGTCAGCAGATACGGGGATCGAGCGGTTGTCGGCCGGGGTGGTCGGGGTGACGAACGGCGGCACCGGACAGGGCGACATCGCGCCGGCCGGCAACATCACGGCGGGGTCGGGGACCGGCGTGACGGTGAACGCGGTCGGCGTGGTGCGGACGCTCGTCTACAAGGTGACGGTCACCTCGGCGAACTGCGTCGCCGCGGCCACGACCTGCGACCTGACGATTGCGACCATGCCGGCCAAAACGTTCCTCCGGCGGGTCATCGCCGACCTGACCACCGTGTACGCCTGCACAGCGGTCTGTACGTCGACGACCCTCTCCGGGACGCTGGGGACTTCGGCCGGCGGGACGCAGCTCCTCCTGTCGTTCGATCTCGACGCGGCGACGGCGCAGTTCGGCGATGCCGACGGCGAACTCGGGGCCTCGATGAACGCCGCCGCCCGGTCGGCCAACGGGGCACTCTTCGACGGGGTGCTCATGTCGTGGTCGGCAACGACGACGCTCACCTATCGGATCACGTCCGGCACGGGCAATCTGGGCGACGGGGCGACGAGCAATCTGAGCCAAGGCACGATCGTGTTCTACCTCGTGACGGACGTGCTGCCATGATCGTCTACGGCGGCGTGGCCCCCCTGATGGGCTTCTGGTCCAGCGTCGGCCGCATGTTCTCCCGCGGAGCCGGTGACCTTCACCTACCTGTCCGAAAACGGCGCCCCGTGGCTCCGGGTGGTCAACGGGGTCGATGACGACCTCGTGGCCGAGTACGCGCAGAAGGGTGATGTGCTCGCCGTCACGGTGCTGAACACGGAATGCGCCAGTCACCCCACGGCGACGGTCTGGTTCGGAGCCGGGCTCGGGCTGAACGATCGCCAGGCACATGCGGTGGCCCACGAGATGAGTCACCTCGTGGCGAAACTGCTCCGGCGCAAGGACACCACGCACGCGGTCGACGGTGGGGTGGCGTGAAGCGCACGGTCTCGGCCGCCGACGAAGAAGCGCGCCAGACGATGCGCTGGCTCGCCCGGCACGACCTCTACTACCTCTTCGATCTGCTGAACCAGGAGCGCCAGCCGGACGGCACGTATCAACCCCGGCCCGGGCATCAGCCCGGCGAATTGCAGCGCCGCCTCTGTCAGTTCGTGCAGACGACGCCCTATCGCCAGAACCTCTACCTCGTCAGCCGCGGGTTCCTCAAGACGACCATCCTGACTGTCTGCAAGAATATCCAACTGATCCTCAACGACCCGCAGACCCGCATCCTGATCGCCTCGAACAAGAGCGAGAACGCGGAAGGCATGCTGGCCGAACTCAAGGCCGGGCTCGTTCATCCGCTCCTGCTCTGGTGCTTCCCCGACATCCTGTATGCGGATCCCGAACGGCAGGCCGAGATGTGGACCCGGGGGGCCATCACCGTCAGGCGCACGCGGAAGACCAAAGAAGCGACCGTGGAGACCATCGGTATCTCCGGGGAGATCACCTCCCGCCACTACACCCACGGCTCCTTCGACGATCTTGTGGGACGGGAGAACTACGCGACCCGCGAGCTGCGGGAGGACGTCAAACAATTCGTCCGATCGGCCTCGTTCCTGTTCGATCCCGGGGCGACTCTGGACACGACCGGCACGACCTGGCACTACGACGATCATCACGCCGTCCTCCGGAGCCGCGCGAAGCGTCATGGCGGCATCGGCCTCTTCGAGGAAGCGTGCTGGTACCCCGATCCGGCCGGCGCCGAAGTGCCGGGGTATCCAGAGTACGGAAGGGTCCGGGTGACCTATCCTGAGAAGTGGAGCCCGGCGTTGCTCGTGGAACACTTTCTCCGGGAAGCCGGCCCCTCGGCATTCGCCGCCCAATGTCTGCTCGATCCCCTGCCGCCCGGCAGCGTCTACTTCCCGCGCACGAAAATCCAGGTGATGTCCCGGCACGAGATGCCGCCCCTCGACACGATGTGGAAGGTGATGACGGTCGACCCGGCCATCTCCGAGAAGGGCTACGCGGATTTTTCCGCGATCGCCGTCGTCGGGTTCGATCAGACCAACGTCATGTGGATCCTCGATCTCCGCCGGGCCCGGTGGCCGGAATCAGAACTGGTCGCCCAGGTCTATGATGCCTTCGCGCGGACTCCGGGGATCGTGACGATCGGCTTCGAGGCGATCGGCTTCGCCAAAATCTACATGCGTCTCTTCACGTCCGAAGGTGATGACCGTGGCTACTACCTGCCGGTCCACAAACTCGAACGGGACACGAAGGCGGCCAAGAATACGCGCATCCGGGCCCTCGAACCCCCGTGGGCGAAGGGGATGGTCCGCATTCTGAACGACGTGCCGGTCCTCGAAGAGTTCCTCGACGAAGCCGAGAAGTGGCGCCCCGATCGGGAGAATACCCACGACGACATGCTCGATGCGGTCGTGGACTCGCTTCAGATGCGTCTCAAGCCGGCCGGTGAGGAGCCGCCGCGGCCGGACGATCCAGAGGTCGAGGCGCGCCTCCTGTTCGAGGCCAACGTGCGCAGGCAGCGGGCGCGGCGCCGGGCTCCGCCGCTCGACCGGACGGAATTGCGTGCCGCCTACCACATGCAGCGCGTCCGTGAATCGCGCGAGATGGACTATGCGCAGGGGGTGGACGAATGGTGAAGACGTCGCTGCCCGTGCGGTTCACCTCGCCGAAGGCGGAGCTCGCCGCGCTCGCGAAGATCCGTCGCGTCTGCCGGCGTGCGGACGTGCGCGTCGGCGCGAATCGGTGCGGCTGGTTCACGACGCTCGTGTTCTCCGGCGCCCCGGACGATCAGGCCACGGCGGTCAACGTCGCGCTCGCCATCCTCGCGGGGTGGGAAGCGGGTCAGCCGCTCGACCAGGTGTGGCCATGAAGTCCGTGGTCAGCGAGCGTGACAAGATTCTGGCGCTGGTGCGACTGGCGTGGTGCCTGAGCTATCACGGCGACCGCTGCTTCTGCGCCTACGCGCGGGGGGCCTGATGCTCTGGTGGTCGAATCGCGCGTTCATTCGACACCTCGAAAACGAGATCACCTACTTCCGCGTGCAGTACGAGCGGGAACGCACGCGCGCTGAGCACGCGGTCGAGGAGCTGCTGCGCCTGCGCGTGCCGTCGATCGCCCCGCTCACGCGCCCCTCCGCGCTGCCCACGGCCCCGGTCGTGCGCGATGAGGCCGCCGACGCGCTGGCGACGTTGATGGGCGACCCCGAATTCACCCAGGCGGGGCAGTCGTGAGCGGGCCGGCCGACGTGACACGGCTGGGGCTGATGACGGGCGATGTGCAGCCCGCCCGCCGGTTTACCAGGCGGGCGCTGTGGGGACCGCCGACGAAGCCAGATCGTCTGGACCGGACGGTCCACATCCTCGACGCCGACGGTCACGAAGTCCGCGCCTTCGATCCCGGCCCGCCGGGAATCATCTGTCTGATGCACCGGCGGAAGGGCTGCGATCAGTGCGAACTCACGGCGAAAGGGCGCGGGCCGAAGGTGATCCACGCAATGAATCAGGACGAAGGATGAAGCCTGCCCACTGCGCCGTGTGCGACACGCTCCGCTGGCGCACCGTCGTCCAGCAAGTAGAGCGCAACGAGGCCAAAGCCGGCGCGGTCGTCGGCCTCTGGCCAAAGCCGGACACGATCTTCGCCTCGTACGCGACACCGACGGGATTCACGTCGCCGATCGCGTTCTGTCCCGGGCACGCGCCCGCCCTGGGCGACTCCGCCCCGGCAGGGCTCACGTCGGGCGGCGAGCCGATCGCGACGGGGCCGTGCGTGCAACTGAGCATCGCGAAGACACGCCACGCGGTCTGTTTCACGGACGAGCACGGCGCGTTTCTCCGCGCGCATCTCGCGGATCAGATCGGGCTCGCCGAATCAGAGCGGGATGCCGTGATGGCGCAATGGGCGAACGATCGAAGCGACGCGCCCCGGGTGACATCGGGCGGGCGGCGTTGAGGACGACGATGGCTGACCCGCAGACTGAGCTGCCGCAAGCCCCGGACCCCTACGCCAATCACGACGCGATCCGCACGCTCGTCACCAAACGACTGGACGAATGGAAAAAGGGCCGCGAGACGTTCGTCCGCGCCGCGTACCGGAACATTCTCTTCTTCCAGGGCGTGCAGTGGATCAACTGGGACCGGCGCATCAACCGTTTCCGTCCCTCCATCCTGACGAAAGGCACGCCGACCCCGGTCACCAACAAGTTCGCCGAAACGGTGGACGCGCTGATTTCCGTCTTCGCGCGCATCGAGCCACGGCTGCACTTCGCGCCCGGCTCCCCGAACGAACCGGAAGACCGGGCCGCCGCCGACGTGGCCTCGCGGGCCATTGCCGTCGTCGAGGACGAGGTATCGATCCGCACGACCCGGCAAGCCCTCGCGGGGTGGGTCGGCCTGACCGGTGGGGCGTGGCGCGAAACCGGCTATGACCCCGATCCGGTGCACGGCACCCGTGAATTGATCGTCGAGCAGTGCGACGGGTGCGGGGCCGAACGGGAGCCCGAAGCCCCGTCCCTCGACCTGTTGTCACCCTGTCCCGAATGCGGTGGCCAGTACGTTCAGGCGACCGAAACGGTGCCGCGCGGCAAGATGTACTCGGATGTCGTGCCGATCTTCGAGATGTACTTCGATTCGTCGGTGACCGAGTGGTCCCGGCAGAAAGCCTGCCTCCGGGAAAAGACGGTCAGCGAGGACGCGGCGAAATCCCGTTGGCCGCATCTCAAGGAGTCGATCCAGCCGAACGTCGTCTCCGGCATGGACGAGTGGTACGGGGAGGCCCTGCCGACGATCGGTCCCGCCCTCGACGACGGCTCGACCCAGCGGTTCCTCGTCAACACGTCCCGGCAGGTCGCCAACCGGGTGACCGAACGCTGGTACTGGCAGCTCCCCGACGAGACGTACCCGGACGGACTGCTCGCCATCCTGCTTGGCCGGGAGACCGTGGCGTTCGCCGGTCCCTTGCCGTACGGGGCGCGCCAGGCGGACGGGAGTAAACAGCCGTTCCTGCCGTTCGTCTACTTCCCGCAGAAGCGTGTGCCCGGTTCGGCGTATCCGAAAACGGTCGCGAACGATCTGGCCTTGCTTCAGGCCGACCGGAACCGCTGGCAGTCGATCATCAAGGCGTGCGGGATGCGCATGGGTTCGCCAGTCTGGATGGTGCCGACGGCGGCCAACATCCAGGCATTTAGCGGCGAGTCCGGGGCCGTCCACCGGATCAACTGGCAACAGGGCATGCCGCATCCGAGTACGTGGCGCATTCCGGGTCAGCCGATCCCGATGTCGTTCATGCAGCAGATCCAGATGATCGACAAGGATTTCGAGGCCATCTCCGGCATCTTCGACGTTCTCAAGGGAGCCCGGCCGGAAGGCGTCTCGGCCGGCATCGCGTTGCAAATCCTCCAGGAACGTGGAATGAGCCGGTTCGGCCCGCTGTTCATCGAGTGGGAGTACGCGCATGCCGAATGGGCCAGGCAGGCACTCGAAATCGCCCGCGAATACTGGACGGAGGAACGTTTCCGTAAAATCCAGGGACGAGACGGACAGTGGGAAGTCGAAAAGTTCGTCGGGGCCGACTTGCAGGGCCAGGTCGATGTGATCCCGGAGGCGGGTTCGTCCATGCCACGATCGACGCTGGCCGAGCGGGCCGAGATCGAGCAGTTGATCGCGCTCGGCGTCGTGAACCGCGCCGACCCGGAGACCGCGTTCAAAATCCTCGAAAAATACGGGCATCTCGACCTGATCCCCTCCATGCAGGCCGACACGAAGAAGGCCATCATGGAGAACGAAGCCTTCGCGCAGATGGCGACCGACCCGCGATGGCAGACGGCCTCGCCGGACGACGTGGCGGCGATGGAAGAATCCGACTGGTCGGCCAGCGTCGAGATCCTCCGTCGGGCCGGGATCGACACGGATGCGATCGAGGTATGGGGGGCAATCGACGGGCACGCCATCCACTCGAAAGAGCACGGAGCGTTTTTGAAGTCCGAACGGGCCTTGCAACTGCCCAAAATCATCCGGGTGGTGGCGGCCAAGCACAAGGAATGGCACGACATCCTGATGATCCACCAGGCCCAGGCCCTTCAGGGGATTCAGCAGCCGGCGAACCCAATGGCCGGGTTCCTCGCCAGGCCGGGGCCGCGGGTGCAACCCATGAACACGTCGAGTTCGCCGGAGCGAATGGAGGGGGATTTCGGCGAACTCGAACGCGATGGGGCGGCGAGTGCGACCGGGTAGCGATTGGGCTTGACGTGATGGCACCTGGTCGCGGTACATTCCGCGCGGTGAGACGCAGAGCGTAGGACATTCGCCTCGGCGGCGGGCGTAGCGCCGCACGACAATCACATACGGGCGCGGGTTGATCCCCCGCCGAAAGCCTCCGGTCCTCGCACCGGGGGGCCACCGACAGCGCGCGACGGGCGCTGGTTCCGCAAGGGGCCAGCGCCTTTCGCGTTCTGGATGACCGCCACGGCGACGGCGTGCGCAAAAGGGCGCGCATGGACGGTGAAAGTCAGGTCGTAGACGGCGCGGGTTCGGCCCCCGCATCCGAGCCGCAGGCTTCGGGCACCGACCCGCTCAATACCGGGAACGGCCATCCGGCTCAGGCAGAAGGTCCGTTTCATCAGCATCCCCGCTGGCAGCAGATGCTCCGCGAGCGGAACGAGGCTCGCGCACAGGCCGCTCAGCACGGCCAGTCTCTTCAGCAGTTGCAGCAGGAACTCGCCATCCTCAAGCGGCAGGCGCAGGCTCCGGCCGGTTCGCCGGAGGAGCAGTTCCAGTCGCAGCAGGCCATCGCCGCCCTCACGAAGCTCTTCGACGGCGATCCGAAGCTCAAGCGCCTGCTCGATCTGGCCGAACACGCCGATCGACTCCTTCAGACGCCCGACGCGATCCAGCAGTTCGGCCACTCGCAGGCCGAGACGCAGCGTCGCTCGGCCGTCACCCATATCCGGGGCCTCGCCGAAAAGGCCGGCCTCGACACCGATGACGAATCGCTCGGGTGGCTTGTGGCCGCGGTGCGCCAGGCCGCGCTCCGGTTGCCCGACGCACGCCAACGCTATGACAGCGGCGATCTCGGGGTGTTGGACGACGCCTTCAAACAGATCCACGGCAAGTGGTTCGGGCCTCGCCCGACGGCTCCGGCGATCGTCGCCGCCAAACGATCAACGTCCAATCTGCCACCTCGCCCCGCCGGCGGCTCGATCAATCGCGACGCCCCGCCCGACATCGCCAAGGTCGGGGAAAAGGGCGTCTGGAAAGACATGAGAGATCGAGCCGTTTCGATGGCGAGCGGCCGGAGTTAATTAGATGGCCGGTACTGATACCTCCACCGCCGACGAAATCCTCAAAACGGTCTACGGCGAGATCAAGGAACTGATCCCGCACAAGTTCCGCACCCTCGAAATGTTCGAGGAGCGGGACGCGAAGGAATGGGGCGGACGCTTCGTCGAGTACCCGGCCCACGTCGGCCGTAACTCGGGCGTCGGCTCCTACGCCGAGATGGGGGCACTGCCCCCGGCCGGCGCGCAGAAGTACGCCACCGTCCGCATCCCCATGAAGTACACGGGCGGGCGCGTGCAGTTCTCGACGCAGATCATGAAGGCGAGCCAGGGTCCCCGCTCGGCGTTCGTGTCGATCATGGAGTCCGAGATGCAGGGCCTCGTCAAAGACCTGCGCAATTACCTCGCTCGCGCGATCCTGCACGACGGCCGCGGCATTCTCGCCTACGTCAACGGCACCTCGACCGGTACCACCGTGACGGTGGACTCGCCCGGCGGGGTGGCGGGGGCCACCAACGGCACCCGGTTCATCAACGCCGGGGATCTCGTGACGTTCGTCACGGCGGCGACGGGCGCGATCGTGGCTTCCGCGGACGAGACGGTCGTCACGGTTCCGGCGGCCGGCACCACGTTCACCACGGGCACCTCGACGTCGGGGCCGGTCGACAACAACTACGTCGTGCGCGCCAACAAGGCGGCGCTCACCGACGTGTCGGACACCTCATACGTCAAGGATCCGATGGGGCTCCTCGGCGGGATCGACGACGCCACCTACGTCGCCACCTACATGAACGTCAACCGCACGACCTATCCGAGCACGCAGTCGACGGTCATCGGCTCGGTGGGAGCGCTCTCGTCCGACGTCATGCAGCGCGGGATCGACCTCGCCGACCAGCGCGGCGACGGGGAAATCTCAAAGTTCATCATGCACCACTCCGTGCGACGGGCCTACATCGCCATGACGGACGACGGACGCCGCTACATGGGAGGCGATCTGAACCGGCCCGATGCCGGCACGGTCGCAGCGAAGAAGCGCCCGCTGACCTTCGGCGGGATCGAGCTGTGGGAAGAGAAGTACGCGCCGTACGGGATGGTCTTCGGCTGCGACGAGTCCAGCTTCGTCCGTTACACGGAGGACAAAGGCTCGTGGATGGACGAAGACGGCTCGGTCCTCCAGCGGCTCGGGACGGGTTCGAGCCTGCAAGACGGCTATGAGGCGTTCTTCCGCCGCTGGGAGAACTGGGTCGTCGAGAAGCCGAACACCTGCTTCAGGCTCGATGGAGTCACGGCTTCAGTCGTGGTCTCCCACATCGACTGATATGCCAGACGGCCACGACTACCGCCAAGTGTTGCTGATCGATCGCGCCTGTACGGGCGGGTTCGAATTCCAGTACGACGGCGAACCGATCGTGTGGGCGCCGGGCGAGATGGAAGTCAGCGTCTCGGCCGACGTCGTGCGGTTCGTGTTCACCCACGATCATCTCAAGGTCCACACGACCGATGGGCAGTACGTGCATCGCGTCGCGATCAAGGCCGCGCCGGGCTTCAAGGCGATGGTGCCGCTGCTTCAGCACGAACTCGGCACGGAAGTGGCGGACAGCGAGCCGATCGAGATCGCCGACGCGCTCGAGGGATGGGATACGCGGGGGGTGCCGCGCGGCCTGGGCATCACCGAGACGAAGAAGGTCCACATCGACGCCGCCGCCCTCCGCGAGCGGCAGGGCGTTGGCCGCCAGCGGGCCGTCGCCGTGGAGAAATCATAAATGCCCAACGTCACCACGCTCGCCAGCATCAAGGATCTCGCCTCCTACCTCGGTGATGGAGTCTGGCCCGTCATCCGCGCCGTCGAGGCGGGGATGGCCCCGAGCCTCAAGGTGCTTGACACGCTGTCGCTCTACGCGGCGGATGCCGTGCACACGATCGTCGTGCTCGACGCGACGACGGGGGCCTATCCACTGGCCCTGATCGCGAAGTCGAACGGCACCGCCTGTACGGTGCATCTCTACGCGGCCGACGACGCCACGGTCGGCACGACCGACTCGATCCTTCAGGTCGCGGTGTCGGGCACGAGCGGGGAAATCTCGGCCGCCGTGTGTCTCGGGGCGGGCATCTATCGGCTGACGGCCACGGACGGCTCGGGCATCGGCATCGCGGCGCCGTCCACCACGCAGGGCACGGGGGCCGTCGCAAACGATCCGACCGTCTATGTGCTCTATCACAATGCGGCGTAAGTGAACGGATCGTGCCCGGCGAGGATCGCGTGACTCTGACCCCGTCACGCGCCGCCTTCGCCGCCACCTCGCCGGGCACGTCGAACCGAATGAGTCGGGGTCTCCGGGGTATGGGGCCGGTCGCGCCGAGACGCGAGAACGCCGTCAGGAGAACACAATGAACCTCAGAGACCTCGTGACCGCAATCGAGCGGAATGCCACCGACGTCGGCCAGGTCCATTACGTCGTGGACAGCAACTTCCGCACGCAGGCTCAGGGCTGGTCGCGCGCCGACAAGACTGGCCCGCTCGATCTCTGGATGGAGCGGGAGCCGGGGTACGTCTTCTACACCTCCGGCGGGCCGATCACCTCCTACGCGACCGACCGCGCCGCCATTCAGGCCGCGATCGACGAATGCGTCGACTTCCGCGGCGATGTCGTTCTCCTGACGCCGGGCTCGTACTCGATCGCGACCACGGCGCTGGCGCTCAACGTCCCGGACATGCGTTTCCTCGGTCCCCGGGTGTCGCATCCGAACGGGGCACGGGTGCTCGTCACGGACGCCATCGGCACGAATGCCATCAGCGTGGATCGGGTGGAAGTCGGCTATCTCCGGTTCATCCCCCTGACGGCCACCTCGATCTGGTCGCTCTCAGCCGGCGCGGACCAGATTCACATGCACGACTACGTACACCAGACCGAGGACATCACCGGTTCGACGTCCACGATCTTCTGCACGCTCGCCGGTAACACGAACGACTACTGCCTCTTCGAGCGGTTCTCCCAGTACACGGACGCCGCCCAGGGACCGCATCTGTCGGTCGGGGCGACCGTGCGCGATCTCGTGATTCAGGACTTCATCCTGTCGCACGGCGGCGGCACGACGCTCGCCATCGCGCTCCTCAACGTCACGGGCGCCTCGGCGGACGGGGGCTTCCTGATCCGGCGCGGCAAGGGGTATCTCCGGGGCGCGGCCTCCACGGCGGTGACGAACCTGGTGAGACTCACTGATACGGGTGCGGACATCATGTCGTTTTCCATCGAAGACTTCACGGGCTCGGTCGGCTTCTGCGCGGCGGGTGGCCTCGCAGACCTGAACGCCGCGGAAACCGCCGAGATCGGGTTCTACCGCAACTTCCTGATGACGATCTCCGCGGGCACGGGGAACGGCACCGTCTACACGGCCTGAGCCGCCGATGGCGACGCGCGACTACAAATTCTATGCGGAGCAGCGGGAGCGACGGGCGCGGAATGCGCGGCAGGACCGGCTCATGGACGTCCGACACGCCGCCTTTGACCTGTCGGCGCAGGACATCCACATGAAATACGAGCGCGCCCACTTCGCGGTGGTGGGGGAAGGCTCGCGGCCGGCGCGGGAGAATTACCGGGCCGGCTACGAGCGCATCTTTGGAGGGTGTGATTCGCCATGATCCAGTCCGGCGCCTACAACTCCGTCCAGGTTCAGCAGCCGTGGCGGTTGCGCGGCACGAATCAGCAGACCGACGATGCCCTGGTCTGGCGACCGCCCTCGTACCGGGCCTACGGCTCCGGGCCGGTCGCCGCGGCGACGCTCCGTCTGCCGGGGGTCAACCTCGGCTACTGGGCGCTCCACAACCGCTCGGGCACGTCGAGCGGCGAAGGTAGCGTCCACGGCATCGGCGTGCGTATCCCGAATTACTTGTGGAGGTTCGGGACGTGGACGAACTCAACGACCACGTTTGTGGACGACACCACGGACGCGCAGGATGCCGGGGCCGACGACGTAGACCTAGAAACCACCACGAACAACGACGGTTTCGTGGTGCTCTCGCGCGTGCCGTTCAACGCCGTGAGCCTGAACGTGGGCACCGCCGACACGGGCGGGTCCCCGGTGCGCGCCGTGCGGTTCTCGACGCTGGCCGGCACGGGCTGGCAGGCAGCCGAGGCCAACCTGTTCATTCACGACGGGGCAGCGGCGGCGTATGCGACGGGCGAACAGTTAATCGTCTTCCCTGAGCCGATTGACTGGGGCAAGTCCTCCTCGCTGGCGACCGCCCTGCCGAACGACTACTACGCGATGAACTGCCGGGCCACCACGGCTCCGACGACGACCCGGGCAACCCTGACCACGGTTGAAGTCTTCCGCCTGTTCTTTCCGACTGAGGCCGTGGTCGACAACGCCACGCTGCTCGAAGAGTTCTCCGGGCGTGATCTCGTGCTGGCCCAGGATAACCTCACGGGCGGCACGGGCGAACTCTACGGCGACGCGCTGGTCGCGCTCTTCGGCACGGCCAATGGTGGCAACCGTGTGACGTGCCAGGTCAGGGCGGCGTGACGTGCCGGTACGTAGCTATGGCCCGGCCGCCGAGGTCGAGCGCGAAGTCGTAGAGAGCGGACCCCCAGGCCCCCAGGGGGAACGGGGGCCGCAAGGCGAACCCGGGGCGCGCGGTCCAAAGGGCGAGCGCGGGGAGCCAAGTTCGCCGGGACGAGACGGCAAGGACGGTGAGCGCGGTCCGCAGGGGCGGGATGGTGTCGACGGCCCTCGGGGGGGCGATGGGCCAGTTGGCCCGGCTGGCGCTCCCAGCGAGCGTGGTCCGAAGGGTGAGCGCGGGGAGCTGGGCCTACCGGGACGCGACGGCAAAGACGGCGAGAGCGGTCCGCAGGGGTCTCCTGGACGGGCGGGGCGTGATGGGATTCAAGGGGTTCCGGGGAAAGATGGTCCGCCCGGGCCGGTTGGGGCTCAGGGGTCGCAAGGACCCCCCGGACCGCCGGGGCCGGGTGCGTCCGACGATGAGCGCGATATCGTGTCGCGCATTCTTCCCGGTCGGCGGGGGGAACAGGGGCCACAGGGCGATCCGGGCCAGCGAGGACCGAAGGGCGAGCGCGGCGAGTCCGGCCCTGCCGGTTGTGACGGCTCCGCCGGCCGGCCGGGAAAGGATGGTCGCGACGGGCTCGACGGGGCTCCGGGGGCGACTGGACCGATCGGCCCAGAAGGACCGAAGGGCGACCGCGGTGAACGCGGCGAACACGGCCCCGCCGGGTTGCCAGGCCTTGACGGCAAGGACGGAGCACCGGGGCCGCCGGGTCCGGCCGGACGTCCCGGACGCGACGGGGCCCATGGTCTCGACGGTCGAGGGGGCAAGGACGGGGCGACGGGTCACATCGGCGAGCCCGGCCCTCCGGGTTCGGTGCCGGCCGGGGCTGTCGCGTGGTGGTACAAGAGCGACCCGCTCCCGCCGGGCTGGACGTGGCTGCCGATGCAAACCGACGAGAACCTCTACCGCATTCAGTGGGCGAAGCTCGTCGGCGGCGATCCGGCGTTCCCGATCCGGAAGGACTGATGCCTGAGACAGGATTTGCCGAGATTGCCGCACGGCTCACGACGCTCAATACGGAGCTGACGCAGAAGACCGAGCCGGCCGATGCGCAGGTGGTCAAGGAGACCGGGGTTGGCAATATCGCCGTTAATCAGGTGTCGGTCACCACGACGGCCGGCGGGACGACGATTGCGGCGGCGCGGTCCACCCGCCGCGGCATCCTCGTGATAAATCACGGGACCACGGCGGTCTATCTCGGCCCCTCGGGCGTGACAACCTCGAATGGGCTCCTGCTGGCCGGCATCGTCGGTGCGTTCATTTCCATTCCGACGACCGTTGCGATTCTCGGCATTGTGGGATCGGGGACGCAGACGGTCTCCTATATCGAGGTCTATGACTGATGGCCTTGCTCCTCGCTGGGGGGGCCGGTGGAGCGGGCATCAATGTCACCATCGGTGGCAATACCGCCGGGGTGGGCGCGTTGGTGTCCAGCGGGACGCTTACGCTGGCCGGTGGTCCGAATCTCACGGTGTCGCAAGACGGCAATGCCATCAGTGTCTCGGCGGCAGCGCAGAGCGTGCAGACACAGGTCATGTCGGCCGGGATTTCGGGCGGCAATACCGCAGGCGATACCGGCACGGTCTCGCGTCAGCTCGTGCTGGCCGGCGGCAACAATGTGACGCTCTCGGGATCAACCAACGGCTCGTCCATGACGATCACCGTCTCGGCGGCAGCGCAGACGGAGCAAACGCAGAGCCGATTCAACCTGACGCTCTCCGGCAACACGGCGGGGGCGCTCGCGCTGATCTCGTCCGGGGTGATGACGCTGGCGGGGGGCAACAACATCACGCTCTCCCAGGCCGGCAACGCCGTCACCATCTCGGCGTTCAGCCAGACCGCGCCCGTCGTCTCCAACGCGATTCAATCGGTCGGCACGGCGACCGTAAGCGGGACGAATACCTCGCGGTTCGCCGCCGACGATCATGTCCATGCGGGCGTGCCCGTCGCCGGGATCTCGGGAGGCAACACGGCCGGACAGACCGGGACGCGGTATGGATCGGTCGCGTTCGCCGGCGGCGCGAACATCACGCTCTCGGGCGCGACGGCGGCGGGCGGGCAGACCATCACGATCTCCGGGGGGGGCGGGGGCGCGGCGCCGACGCTCAATATCTTTGACAACCAGTGGGCGGGCACGCTCTCGTCAATGGGGACATCACACGGGACGCTCTGGGTGTATCCGCTGGCCGGCGTCAACAACGTCTTCCCCGGTAATATGACCGTCGAGACCGCGATGCTGATGCTGTCCGGCAACATGACCGGCGCCACTTCGGTGACAGGCGCGCAGACCTATAGTCTTGATCTTGGGATCTATACGTTGAGTGCATCTTCAACGCTGAACCTGTTGAATAGCGCCCAGTCCACGTGGGCATATAGCGCTAACTCGAACAACTCGTCAATGGTCAACGGCGCGCGGTGGCTGACGCTAGCCTCAAGTTTATTCTCCGCACAATTCGCTTTATCACAGACTAACTATTGGTTAGGGCTGCTAATTCGGTCGTCTGGTGTCGCTCCGGCAATGTCTTGGTTAGGCATCCGCCATTATCATACCGGGACCGCGAGCGGGACCGTGGGGACATCGGGGAACACGAACAACTCGTCCCTCCTATGGGGGATCTTTGCCGGCCGCTCTAGCGTCTCACGTTCTGATCTTCCCTCGACCATCCATCGCTCGGCGCTTCGTGGGGAGGATGTAGGACTGATGCCACGTCTGGTACTCAACAACGTGCAGTCCGTGTTCTAACAGGGGGGGACGCATGCCAGCGGTCGCGGTCCAGAAGCAGATCAGCAACCTCGGATTCTACGTCGACCCGGTGAGTCCGCTGATCCAGCAGGTCGAGATCGAGGCGGAGTTCATCTTCCTCGATTCCGACCGCGGGGCGGTCGAGACGTTCCCGGTGATGGCGCGCGTGAACCTCACCGACAACGCGGCGGCCATCCGCGCCGCGCTGGCGGCGGCGGTCGTGACACGCGGCGCCGCCTCCGGCTACGTGCTCGCCACCAACCGGACGTACATCTTCGACTTCGTGAGGGTATGAGCACTCCTGCGATCGTGATGCCCGAAACGGGACTCCACAACCGCGATCTCGCGGCAGCGACCGTGCGGCTCGCGAAGGGACAGGGTTACCGCGACCTCTCGACGGTCTGGGTGTGCCCGACGCGCGGAGGTCGTTCACTCCCGTCGCGCGCCGTCGGCTCGTGGATCGGCCTGATCCGGCCGATGAACCAGCAGGTCGTGGGGCCGCTCTTTCTCGAAGGGATGGAAGTGGGCGAGGCGTACAATGCCGTCGTGTCGATGGTTCTCGCCAATCCCACACTCGCGAAGTTCCGGTATCTGCTCACCGTCGAGGACGACAACCTTCCGCCGCCCGATGGCCTGCTCAAGTTGTACGAGGCGATCGAGGGCCAAGTCGACGGCCAGAAGTATGACGCGGTGGGCGGGCTCTACTGGACGAAGGGCGAGGGGGGTCAGCCGATGATTTACGGTGACCCGAACGATCTGCCGCTGAATTTCCGGCCGCAGATTCCTCGGCTTGACACCGTGCAGCGCGCCAACGGCCTCGGGATGGGCTTCAACCTGTTCCGGCTGGCGATGTTCAAGAAGCTTGACCCGCCGTGGTTCAAGACGCTTCAGGAGTACACGCCCGGCGTGGGCGCGGCGCTCATGACGCAGGACCTCTACTTCTACCAACGGGCGGGCGCGGCCGGGTATCGGTTTGCCTGCGATACGCGAGTGAAGGTCGGCCACCTCGATGCCGAGACTGGGATGGTGTGGTGATGACACTGGTCAGGAGAGTCACCGTCGACGAGAGGCACTGGATGAACGTTGGCGAAGGCCCCTTCGAGTTCATGGTGTCCCGAGGTGCTGGGCCGCTCGTGGACTTGGGGCGGGAGCGTTGGACTCAGGGGGCGGTGTTTCGGCCTCTGCTCGCGGACTTCCGGGCTGCCTATGCCGACTGGACCATTGAAGCGGTGTGATGAAGCAGGCGAGAGCGGCGGCGAAGCTCCGGGCCAAGGACAACCTCCTCAAGCTCGACCTCGCGTGCGGACAGAACAAGCGCGAGGGCTTCCTCGGCGTGGACAAGGTGAAGACGGAACAGGTGAATCAGGTCGTCGATCTCCTTCGCTTCCCGTGGCCCTGGAAGGATGCCAGCGTGGAGGAGGCGTACAGCTCACACTTCGTCGAGCACATTCCGCTCGGCGAAACGCCGGACGGCACCGATCTCCTCATCGCGTTCATGAACGAACTCCACCGCGTCTTGATCCCCGGCGGCAAGGCGACGATCATCGCGCCGTGGTACGCGAGCGTCCGGGCGTGGCAGGACCCCACGCACCGACGGCCGATCTCGGACGTCACCTTCTGCTACTTCAACAAGGACTGGCGCGCCGCCAACAAGCTCGACCACTATCCGATCACGGCGGATTTCGACTTCGCGCCGTCGTACGTCGTCACCCTCGCCATCGGGCAGCGCAGCGAGGACGCGCGGGCGTTCGCCATGCGCCATTACTTAAACGCCGTCGACGACATTCAGGCCGTGTTGACCAAGCGATGACGCCCCCCGTCGGCCTCGTGACGGCATTGCGTGCGTATGACGCCGATCTCCGCGTGCGCTGGGCCAGCCGTTCGCAGACGTGGTTCATCGAGCGCAAGTGCGATCCGCGCGTGGGCCATGAATTGAAGGTCCGGCCGACTCCGTACCGCTCGGCCAAGGGGCTCGATCGGGCCGAGGCGTGGCCGGAGTTCGATCACATCCTGACGGTGCCCACGTCCGACGCCGAGAACGTGCCCTACGTGATGGACGCGCTGGCTGATGCGGATGCGTGGCGCCAGGGGGGATGGAAGACCGTCAACCGCAAGCTCGATGAGCGGGAAGAGGCCCGGCGGAAAGACGCCGACCGGGACATCGACAACTACATGCAGGCGGCGGCCCGGGACGCGGCCGACCGGGCGGCCTGGCTCGACGGCCGGCGCGTGTCGCTGGCCGACGATCCACAGCCACGCACGAAACGGCACGAGGACGGGTTCCTGATCCGTGACCGGAGAGTGGTCGCATGACGCTCGACGACGTGGCGGCAGGGATGCGTGACCGATTCACGGAAGCGGCCCGTCAGGGCCGGAGCGAAGTCGTCCTCACCCGGAGCGAGTGGGACACGCTGGCCTCGGTCATCTACCTGCGCGACGTCGTGCGGACGGCCGTCGAGACGGGCGGATTCCCTGAAGACAAGGCGCGGGACGCACTGAAGCGGGCAGGAGGGTAACCCGGTGCCCCAAGCCTTGCACAAAACCCTGACCAACCTCACGGACGCCGTGCGGACGTACTTCGACGAGGACACGGCCAGCTTTCTGTCCGCCACGAAAGTCACGCGGCTCATCAACGAGGCGAAAGATCGCGTGGCGTCCGAAGTGCGGGCGCTAAAAGACGACTATCTCACCATCACCCGTGGGTCGGGCGATGGCTCGCTGACGATCCTCACCGACACCTACGCGGCGACGGGGATGCGGATCGTGTCCGGCTCGACGACGACGCTGACGCTGCCCCCGGACTTCCTCGAAATGAAGCTCATCGAGATCACGACGGCGGACTATGAGCACGTCGTGCTGGTCTATCGTGATCTCTCACACCCGGACATGCGGGCGGCGATGCAGATCACCACGGACGTCGCGCCCTCGGTCATCTACTTCGACATCACCGGGGAGCGGACACTCCGGTGGGCACCGCGCGTCGATACGACACTCGATACGAAGATGACGTACGTGCAGATCTTCGGCGATCTGTCGGCGGGGTCGGACGAACTGACGATGCCGTGGCCGCTCTATCTTGCGGTCATCCACTACGCGACGGCGAGCGCCATGCTCATCGAGGGCAATCCGAATTCCGAGGCGCATGAGGCACGGGCCAGGCAGGTCATCGCCGATGTCTTCGGGGCGAACGCGCGTCAGACGCAGGACATCGAAGTGGCGACGGGCTTCGGGGGCTTCGCGTGAAGACGGCGGCTCCGCGGCGACGCGAACTCTCGACCTTCAAAGTCTTCGATTTCCGCAAAGGTTGGGACATCAAACTCGCGCCGCTGACGCAATCGCTGACCCGCGGGCAGAACTCGCTCCGGCGAGCCGACAACGCCGTCTATACCGAGTCCGGGGGCGTGTCGAGCCTACGCCCGGCGCTCCAGCGTCAGGCGGGAGTCACGGGCGTGCGTATCACAGGGGGCGCGCAGTATCGGAAGTCCGACAACACGCACCACATCATCGTCGGCACAGAAGCCGGTACCATCCTGCGCGCCGATCCGGGCCAGACGACGTACACGACACTACTCTCGGGGCTCTCGACCTACACACGCTTCTACTTCGCCCAGTACGGTGACACGCTGCTCATCTGCAACCGCGTGGACGCGCCGCGCGTCTACGACGGGACGTCGGTGACGACGCTCGGCGGCTCGCCCCCGGGCACGGGTGGCCCGGTCGCGATCCACGGCAACCGGGCTTTCATGCTCGACGCCACGCAGCCCACGCGCCTGTCGTGGTCAGAGCTGAACAACGTCGCCGACTGGACGTCAGGGGGCGCGGGGTCCGTCTTCGTCAGCGAGAACGATGGCTACAAGGCCATCAATCTCGTCGCCGGCGTCAACGAACTCATCGTCATCAAAGAGAACCGGCCGTTCCGGTTGCAGGGCACCAGCCCGTCGGACTTTGCCATCACGAACCTCGTGCCAACCACAGGCTCGGTCGGCGGAGTGTCGCACGCCGGGGCAGTCTTCGCGGGGAACGACGTGTTCTACCTCTCCCGGAACGGTATCGTCTCGGTCTCGACGGTTCTGAACTTCGGCGACCTGAAAGCCAAGTTTGCGAGCGATCGGATCGGTCCACTCTTTGCCCTCGGGGCGCGCGTGGGTTCTGGGGCATCCATAGGAATTGGAACGGGGCTGAATGCTCGCGAGACTCCTTTCTCGATCGCATCCATGCATCTGGACCAGGCCATCGCCGTCTACGATGCCTCCCATAACAGGCTCCTGTTTGCGATTGACGGCAACGGGGACCGGCTTCCAGACACCATCCTCGTCTATGACCTCGTTCTCGGGGCGTGGAGTCGGTGGATTCCTCCGAGAATTACCGCCCTCGGCAGTGCTGTCGAGCACATCACGGCCATGTGGTCGGTCCTCGATGCCCAGACCGACCGGAACGAGATCTGGATCGCCCACGCCAGTAACATCACGGACGACTCTATCGTCTATGCGGTTGATCACTGGGCCGGGGGTACGAAGATCTTTTTGGTCCTGAATGCCGAACACTTGTCCGATCTCGGCTTGCCTGGCTGGGACAAGACGCTGCGGTACGGCTTTTTCTATTTCCGGGAAGCTGGATCACATACGGCCACCGTCGCGACACGGCTAGACGGTGAACAGGTGGCATCCAAGACCTACAGCGTATCGATGCTCGGGGCATCGAAAACGCTCGGTGTCAACTGGACGCTCGGCACGGATGTGCTCGGGGCGAGAGAACAAATCACCAAACGCGTCGACCTGAGTGGGACGGCCGAATATGTCGGCGTTCGCGTGAACGGCACGCTGGAGGGCATCCAGCCGCTCTATAGCTGGTATGGCTATGAATTGGCGTTCCGCCGTCGTCGTCAGGTCAGGAGAGGCGTGTAAGTGCCGACCCTAATCACACATCTCGACGCCACTGTCCCCGTGGCCGCCGATTTCAATTCCAACTTCACGGCGTTGAATCAGGTCTGCGGGACGACGACCAGCTACACGTCCTACACCGCCGGCGACATGATCTACGCTTCGGCCACGACCGCACTGTCGAAACTCGCCATCGGCGCGGCCCGGCGGATGCTGGCCTCGACGGGCACCGCCCCCGAGTGGGTGCCCGACATCCTCAACCTCTCGACCACGAGCGTCGGCAACGTCGGCGGCGGGACCGATGATCTCATCACCTATTCGCTGCCCGCCGCGATTCTCGGGACGAACGCCGAAGCCGTGCTCATCATCACGTGGGGCACGGGAGCCAATAACGCGAACGCCAAGACGTTGACCCTCAACTTCGGGGCGACGGCGATCTTGACGACATCGCTCACCACGGGCCAGGCCGATACGTGGGTCCAGATCGCGGTCGTCGCGCGGACGGCCGCCGCCACCCAGGAGGCCATCGCGTTCCTGCTCCAGGGCGGCACGACGACGCTGATCGATGTCGAGACCACGCAGCCCGCCGAAACGCTCTCGGGGGCGGTGACGATCAAATGCACGGGGGCGGCGACCACTGACAATGACATCCTTCAGCGCGGTCAGCTCGTCCTCTTCCTGAACGGAGGCTGAACGCCATGCCGATCAATCCGCGCGCGTTCGGGCCGCCTTCGGCGAGGGCCGGCTTCCGCCCGGCATCCGGTCTGGCTGGCCTGTCGGCCTCGCCGAAACCGCCGGAACTCGGCGGTGACCTCGAAGCCGTCCAGGCCATGCGGCGGCTGCCAACCTTCCCGCAACCGGCCACCGCCACCGCGACGGCCGAACCGACGGCCGAACCGACGGCCGGCGGCCTCGATACGCTCGACTTCGCGGACGTCAAGCCTGATGCCCCGCAACTTCGTGGTCGCGCGCGCGACCTCCTTGGGGAAGGAACGAAGCAGGAGGGTCTCGATCGGCTGGCCGACGTGCGCCGCCGCGGCCTCGAACCGGAGGCCGCGCCTGGCCCGGGCGACATCGGCGCGAGTATCGCCCCGTCGTCGCCAGAGAACCTGACCGACACGCCGGAGGGACTGGCCACGGCGCAGGCAGTCTTCGGCGGGCCGGGACTTCTCGGGCTCGTCGCGAATCTGGCGAGCGGCAAACCGCCGACGCTGGCGGAGGCCGGTATCGGACTCGGCCGGACAGCGGTGGAGGTAGCGCTGTCGCCGTTCTTCAGCCCGGTGACGAGTCTGATTTCGGCGATCACCCAACACGCTGTGAATCAGGAGGCGCAGGCACAAGCAACGGCGGCCGGGCGCCCGGAGGATCAATTTACAGCCATTGAGACGCAACCGCCGTTCGACGTCGAGGGATTGCCGACGTCCCTGTCGCAACTCGATCCGGTCGCGCTCAACCTACTCGGACTCTCGCCGCATCCGAACATCCCCGGAGCCTTCACCACGAACTTCGGGGGCAATACCGCGACCGGTCCAGGTGGTGCCGTTAGCAACCCCGGGGCGGGCGTCAGTTCCACCGAAGTTCAGTCCTACCGTCGCGGCGGGCGCATCCCGAAGCGCGGGCGGCGCTCCGATCCGAGACGGATCACTGCCCACGAAGGCGAATACGTCGTGGACGAAGACTCGACGGCGCGCTACCTTCCGTTGCTCGAATACATCAACCGCGAGGAACCGCCGAAGAGGCGCAGCGGACTCGACCGCTTGAGGATGCGCTGATGCCGAATGCTGAGCAGTTGCTCCGTCGCTCGATGGGCGGGCTCGAACAACTCGCGGTCGATCCGGCCAAGACGGAGCAGTACCTCTATCAGAACGCCCTCGACGCGATCGACAAGCAGGCGCGGGGCCGGCGAGAGGACGTCTTTGCGCGGGGCATGGGGCTCTCGACCATCCGCGAGCAGATGGAGAACGAAGTCCGCGACGCCAAGCTCAAGGCACAGCGCGACGCTTATCTGTCCGCCCAGCAGGCGTCGCTGGCCGCCCTCGGTCAGGCGGCGGGCGCGGCCGGCAATCAACTGAACCGCGAGCAGCAGGCCGCGCAGTACGCCGGCAACCAGCAGATGCAGAAGGACGCGCTCAACCGGCAGGAGTCGACGGCCAACCGGCAGATGCTCACCCAAGGACTCGGCGGGCTCGGGATGGCGGGCGTCTATGGACTGGCGAGGGGCGGGGCGTTCAAAGGCGTCGGCGGCGCTCTCGCCGGAGCGGGTAAGCGCGGGCTCGACCGGCTGTGGGCGAAGCCGAGTTCGACCGAAGCCAGCGCCTATCCGGGGGAGACGATGGGGGAAGTGCCCGGCGTGGCCGGAACGCCCTATGGCGGGATTGAGGATTACGGGAGCGCCGATGACCTTGACCTCGGCGGTATCGACTTCGGGATCGACGACCTCGGCGGTATCGACTTCGGGATCGACGACCTCGGCGGACTCGACGCGCTCAGCTTCGATCCGGGCGACGCCGACTTCCTCCTCGATCTCTTCGGACCGGAGGACGCGCTCGACTGGTCGAGGTTCTTCATCTGATGGGTGCGCTGAACTGGCTCGCCCCGCTCTCGGGCATCCTCGGCCTGTCGGCCGGCGGCTATCGTCCGGGCGTCGAAGCCGCCGACGCGGAGCGCCTGAAACAGCAGCAGCTCGACGAGACGAGGGCGTACCGCGAGGGGTCGCTCGATCTCCAGCGCCAGAACCTCGCCGCGCAGGAAGCGGCGCGCTACGTGGACGTGCCGGGAGCCGGGAAGATGCCGGCCGCGCTCGGCGCGCAACTCTACGCGCGTACCTTAGCCCGTGAGGACGAAGCCGCGAAGTGGGCGCGGGAGCTGGAACAGGTCGGACAGATCGCCGGTGAAGTGCAGAACATCGGATCGAGGCGCGGCCCGGTGGCCGAGAGTTACGGCGACGTCGGGGCGACGATGGAAACACCGCCGACCGTGCGCGACCCGAACATGGTGGCGCTGTCGCGGGTGCTGCGCGGCTTCCCGCTCGGTGAGGCGGCGAAGACAGCGCATGAATTCTTCAAGCCACGCGACCCGAAGCCGCCGATCCAGTACGACCCGACGAAGGAACTCCGCGACCCGACGGGTCTGACCGTTCTCAATCCGGCGACGCCGAAGCCGCCGAAGCCGAACCTCTCGCAGTCCGTCGAAGACATCCTGCAAGGGCGGGGGATCGACCCGGCAACGGCCACGGCCGCTCAGGTGGCGGCGGCGCGCGAACAGAAAATCGAGGACGATATCCGCGTCTTCGGCGCGAAGAATGAGATCGCGATTCAGAACCGCCCACCGGAGGCGGCCGACCGGCAGGCCATTGGCGTACACACGCAAACTCTGAATGACCTGAAACAGCTTCAGTCGTTCACGCCGAAGGAGATTCAGGACTTCTCCGGGGCCATTCGCGGTGGCGGGCGGAAAGTCCTGCTAGCGCTGCGCGGCACGCTCGGTATCTCGACCGCTGAGGATCAGCGGTTTGCGGACTTCGATGCGCTCATGGGCCGGCTTCAGGGGACCGCCTTCGGGGAAGGTGGCAAGCAACTGACTAGCACGGAGCTTGTCGTCGTCAGGCGCTACACGCCGACGGGCCGCGAGCTAGGCGGCGCGACCGAGATGCTGGCGAAGGCCAAGCAGCTCGCCCGCTATGCGACCGTTTCGAGACAGGTACGCATCGAACTCGCCAAGTCCGGACGCTCGACCATCGACCCCGATGAACTCGACCGGCAGATTCATACCGCCTACTACGGCGCGGGGCTCGGATCGGGGCTCACGATCCAGCCGCCGGCCGCGCCGCAATCCTTCGACCAGCTCCCGCCTCCGGCGCAGATGGCCGGTACGATACTGCGGAATGCGCAGACGGGCCAGCGCGTGAAGTCTGACGGCCAGCGCTGGGTGCCGGTGCCCTAATGGCGTGGGTCGTCGAACCGGACGAGCCGGTCAAGCTGCCGCGGACGGACAAAAGCGTGACAGGCGGCTGGGTCGCCGAACCGGACAAGCCAGCGGCGCGGCCGAGTAGCCCGGGCCTCATGTCCCAAGCCGCGAAAGCAATTGCCGACGAACTGGTGCCGCCCGATCCGAGGAAACCGATCATTGTAGATCGGCTCGCCAACATGGACTGGAAGGGTTTCGTTTCGGACATGATCCCGAAGAAGCCCTCGCACATCGGCGAAGCGGCCGGCCCGTTCCTGCCGAGCATCCTTCAGGCCCTTCCTTATCCGGCCGCCAAAGCTGCGGGACGCGCGTTGAGCACGCCGGCCGGGCGCACGCTCACGACAGGGGCCGCCGCGACAGCGGGCGGGCTCATGGAGGGGCAGGGCACAGATGCGCTCGACACGGGCGTGAAGGCCCTCGGCGTGAACTCGCTCGCCGAGGGCGCTGGCGCGGTCGTCGGCAAGGGGGCGCGCTCCTTGCCCTTCGTGAAGGGCCGGATCGCCGAGTCGCAGGCCGGGCGAATGACGGATGCCATCCGTCTCGCCTCGCCCGAACTCGCTGACGTAATCGGGGGCGCGAAGGGTAGGCTCTCGCCGACGCTCAAGGGTGGGAAGACCTCGGCGGCGATGCAGTCGGCGGCGCTGACCGATCAGGGCCAGAACGCGCTCAGCGCGGCGTTCGATCGCGGCATGACCGAGGTGGACCGGCTCGCGCCGGGGGCGTTCGTCATGGGGCCGGCGCTCCTCGACGCCTACATGGCGATGCCGCAACTCGCGCGCGAGAAGTTGATCGGCACCGTCGCGACGAGCGGCTTCACGCCCCGCCAGGCGCAGGAAGTGATTTCGTGGGTTGGCAGCAAGGCATTCTCGGAAGCCCCGCTCGGACAAGGCGTCGGCAAAGTGCCGCAGCAGAAGCTCTGGGCTGATGCGCTGAACGAGTCGGTGGGCGGCCTGAGAGCCGTCAATCCGGCCGCCGCTGACGTCTTCGTGCGGATCCGGGCTCCCTATGCCGGCGGGGAGCAATATCTCGACATGCTGCGCTCTGGGAGCCCTGAGGGGCCGTTCCGTGGCTACCCGAACCGGATCATGCTCGACGAAAACATGGTGCGGCGCTACGTTTCCGAGAACCGACAGGCGCTCATCGACAAGCTCGGCCCGCGGGGTTTCCAGGCGCTCAACGACGCGCTCGGCGGCGCACAGCCTGGCACCAAGAGTCTCCTGACACCCGGGGCTGGCGGGCCACTCGATGCGCTGATGGCGACGCTCGGGCGCGGCACCAACACGGGCACCATGTCGTTGCCGGGCGGGGTGATCCGGGCGCCGCTGTCCAATGTCGGGTCTCAGTACACGGGCCGCGCGCCCTATTCGGTGCCGCCGATGTTACAGGCCATCCTCGACGCCGCGGCCCAGCGGGGCGTGAGCCGGCTTGCCGAATGACGACCACCGAACGGGCCTTCCGGTGAGCGCGACATGACCGACCCGATCGCGTCCGATGGAGGCTGGGGCGGCCCGGCCGCGTTCGTGACCGCCCTCGGAGCGCTCGCGGCGGCGCTGTGGAAGGGGCGGCGACGGCCGGAGGGTGATCGCCGGGCGGGGATGGACGACATCCGGGCGTCGATCAGGCGCATCTGCGACAAGGTGGAGGAGACACACGAGATCGTCGGGGAGATCCGCAGCGACATCCGGCTGCTCGCGTACCGGGTGGATCGGCTGGAACGGGATCGGCCGTGAGCCACTTCACCGACGACGAATTCCTGTGTCGCTGCGGGCGACCGGAATGCGACGCGCCGACGAAGCCTTCCCGATTGCTGCGCCTGTATCTCGACCGGATGCGTGAGATGTACGACGCACCGATCGTCGTCAACTCCGGCAATCGCTGCGCGTTCTGGAATGAGCACGAGGGCGGGGTGGCGGGCTCGGAACATGAACGAGCAGAGGGCTGCGAAGGGGCGGACGTGCGGTGTCTCGGCTCTCGCGAGCGCTGGAAGATGCTGGACGCCGCCCGTCAGGCCGGCTTCACACGCGTCGGGATCGGCAAGACGTTCCTGCACGTGGGCGTCGGGACGCGCGAGTCGGACGCGCTCAACGTGATCTGGCTCTACTGATGCCGGCGACGCAGACGTGCCCGCGCTGCGGAAGGGACTCGCTCGTCTATTCCCGCGCAGAGGCGAGGTGGCGATGCTTCGACCCCACCTGCAACTACGCCGACAAGTAGCGCGCGTGCCGGCGCTGGCATGGTTGATCTTCGGCGGTGCGTCACTCGGGCCGTGGGTCGTCGGCGCTTGGCTCTGGTACGTGATGACCGTCCTCCGCGCGTTCGGCGTGGAGCTGGCGCCGACGCGATGAGCCTGATCGTTCTCCTCCTCCTGATTGCGCTCACCCTGACCGGCTGTCTGACGTTCCTGGCTCCGGCGCTGCTGCTCGACGCCGTAGTCGGCGGTGTCAGCATCTACCAGAGGTACGAGGACCGGAAGACGCAGCAGCGGCAGAATGAGGAGATCCGGGCGCTGCGTCAGGAAATCCAGCGATTGAGGGAGCGGATCCGTCAGTGAGCGCGTTCCTGACGGACCTCGACGTCCGCGAGCTTGCCGACGGTCGGTGGCAACTCCTCGCTCCGCTCCTCTACGAGAGCGACCTGATCGGGCGCGTTGAAGTGCCGGCCGGTGTCGTCACTGACTTCGCCAGCATCCCGCGCATCCCATTTGTCTTTTGGTGGTACGGCGACCGGGCACGCAAGCCCGCTGTCGTGCATGACCGGCTCTACGACGGACTGGTCCCGCGCGCGACGGCGGATGCCGTCTTCGCGGAGGCGATGGCCTCGCTTCGGATCGCGCCGTGGATTCGCGGGCCGATGTGGGCCGCCGTCCGGGCGTTGGGGTGGACAGCCTACCAGGGCTAGCGTGTGCCCCAAGTGCAAGTCTCCCCGATGGGACAAGCCGAAACGATAGTCTTGGCAACTATTTCGTCGCGGAGCTCGCTCGGCGGGTGTATTACGGTAGGTGGCTGGGGTGGCCGGCGGGACTTTAACCGACGGTCACCGAAAGCCGCGCGGGGCGACTGAGGATGTCTGCCAACACCCCCTCAGTCGCCCCGCTGCCGTTAGCCGCTACATCGCTGCCTCCGTCTTCACGTTGTTGTGTATCCCACGCCGCCGGATGGTTATGCGCTCGCGTCCCGTTCCAGAGCCCCCTTCGCTGCCAAGACCTGTGCGATCCCTCCGAAGAAGGCCGTGATCCGGTCAGGCGACCATCCCGCAAAATCCTGGGCGTTGACCTTGACGCTGATGTTGAACTGCACGATGCCCTCGGCGGGCATCGAGAACGTGGTAGCGATAACGGCGTTTTTTGCCAGCGGCGCGACCGTCGCCTCCGTGTGAGCCATAGACCGCGTCGAGTCGGCGGTGAAGTAGCGACTCGACTTCCCTGCCACCGGCCGAACGGTCATGGAGTCGAAGCCCATCTCCCGCCCGATATCGGCCCACGCGGCGTTGGCGTTCTCTTGTGGCGACTTGAACATCGGCATGCCGCCTCTGCCCCACATGGCCGGCGTTGGCTTGCAAGCGTCGAGCAGCTTCGCGTGTTGCTCGTCGGTCAACTCGTACTCGCGTCTCATCGTTCGTCCCCCTTTGCCGCTCCCCAGCAGCTCGCTAACGGGCTCCGGCCGGCGGATAAGTGGTACGCATCCGCGCCGCGACACTAACACATCCACCTGTTGACGCCGACGGAATAATACGATATACGATAACCTATGAAAGCTACGTCGACGCGACCAGCAATCACTCTCCTCCCGATGATGCGCTGCCCCCGGCCCACCTGCGGACACACTTGGGTTCTACGCCGGCCGGACCCCAAGAAGTGCCCGCGTTGCCAGAATCCGCTCCGGAAAATTTCCGCTTGACACCGGTGCCCATCATCATGGTATTGTGCGCGCCACGATGAGCCAGCGGCGCGGCCCGGATGCGAAACCCAGGATGCGCGAGCGGCCCGGCTTTGGTGCCCCCCAACGCCGGGGCGACCGCGCGCGTCAACGGATGCGCGGGATTCGTCTGAACGAAGAGGGCCGGACAACCGGGGCAATTCGGATGGCCGACCACTCGCCGTCCGGCTGGACGTCCGGGGTCGTGTTCGGGGTCAGCGGCAAGCAAGGCGGTATCAGCGCCGAATCCCCGGCCGTGTCGATCGCGTGGCGCATTCGGAACGCGCTCAATCCGCAGACGGTCCATCGTCGGCCGGACTGCATCGTCTACGACGCCAGCGGCAAGGCCGTCGCGACCATCGACGGCGAGACCCGCGAACGGAGGCCCCTGTGACTCACGACGTCCGAGCGTGCGGGGTGATCCGCGAATTCCTTGATAAGGACGGCTTCGGCTCCTCAGTCCTGTACCTGACGTGCATCTGCGGCCGGACGGCGATCGAGCCGCACCTGACAGTCTGGACGCCGCGGCCGGCGGACGCTCCTCGGCGCTGCGCGTGTGGGTGCGGGGCCGAGATCCCGGCCGCACCGGCACGGGCGCACGGCGGCAACACCCGGCGCTATGTGGCCGACCACGCGCGGCTGGCGCGGAAAGGGGCGGTGCCGGCGTGACGTGCCGCAGCGCGGTCAATCAGGCCCCCCCCCCGGAGGCGACGACGCCATGACCCCGGAGCAGAGCCGCACGCTCGACACGTTGATTCGCACGCTGAGCGTGGGGATACTTCGGCGCGCTTCGCGCTCCGGCCCGCCCAAACAACGCCGTGAGATCGTGCGGATGCTGGCGATGGTGTCGGCGCGAACCAAACGTGGCGCGCCATCGCACCCAGACGAGCTCGCGCGATGACGAAGGTGACCGATATTCTCGATCTCGACAACCTCGCGCGACGGATCGCCGGGGGGTATATCACTGAACGCCGCGCCAACGGGCGGCGCCTGTGGAACTACACGGCCAAGGCACAGTACGAGCGTGTGTGGGTGATCTGGAAAGGGCTCTATCCCGTCGCCGAGCGTCCGTTCCGCGTCGGAGCCGAAGGCGACGGATCGTGACCTACCTCAGGCGCACGCTGGTTCCGGTGGCGTTCTGGACGGTGTTCAGCGTCGGCTGCGTCGCCGCTGTCGCGGGCGCGCTCTGGACGGTCACAA